ATAATAAAGCATACGTCGGTACTAACATAGATGATGAAACTGAAGTGATAAGCACAGTAAGTTTATGGGTTAGGATTGATTAACAATATGAGGATATTATATTATGAATAATAAAGAACTTAAAGATAACTATTTTTTTATGGATTGGAAAGGCAAGTCTTATAACCCACCCGAGCAGGCTTCATCTGAAGCAGAGCAAGCTAATAGAACAATAGATGCCAGAGAAGAAAAATCTAAAGACCGTTTAAATATTAACAGACCCCCACCCCAGACAACATCTTGGGAGAGAGAGAATAAGATTATGGAAGAAGAGAAAACTAAAGTTGTAGCTCGTGCTAATGATGAGAAACAACCAGAGAAGAAACAAGAACAAGAACAAAAACAGGAACCAAAGTTTCCGTTCAATGATGCAGAGCCAATCTTTGCTTACTATGGTAATGATAAAAGGTCCCTTCTATTTTTCATTCTAAGACATCCAGATGGCCCACAAGGTCAACCTGGACCTACTGACACACATCAGATACACAATACTAAAGAGCATGCAGATGCTTGGTACTGGGTACATAAATTTGTAGGTCAAGATGCTGTCAATAGAAATACTAAGAAAGAAATTGATCGTCTTGATAAGATGAGAAAAAAAGATGAAGTAGCTGATAAAGACCGCATGCATAAGATGGATCAAGAGAAACTGTTTCAAGCTAAGATAGATGCTTTTGAAATGGATGTGATTCGTAATACAACTAATAGAGATATGAAATCTAAAATTAGAAGATCAAAAAGTATTATGGAGTTGACCGCTTACGTAGGCGGAATTATAGCATTGGAGAGCATGAATGGAAAACCAGCAACAGACTAAAGGATTTATGTTAGTTGCTTCATTTTCTAAACCTTATTATGATGCAGCTGTTATGTGTGCTGATTCAATCAAAGATTTCTATCCTGAAGCAAAGATAGCAATCTACACACATAAAGATTGGTTCCAAGAAGAGCATAGAAATTTGTTTGATCATGTGCACTTGGAAGTACCAGTCCATGTCCGAGCTAAACTTTGGGCACTAACAAAAACACCTTATGATATAACAGCATACATTGATGCAGATATATATTGTCAGCACGAAGATGTTAGATATATGTTTGACGAAATAGATGATGAGCATGACATGGCAATGACATGCAATAGACCGTATAATGCAAAAGTAGTTTATATAACTCGTGATGAAGAATTAACTCATTATAAGCCAGAACATAAAAAAATGATTGAGACTGCAAAGGTTCATGAATGGGACTTTGAAGGTCCTGCAGGTTGTTGGCGTATGAAGTGGCACTGTGGTATGTTTGTTTACAAAAAGAACGAACGTACATTTAAGATGCTAGATATGTGGTATGAAAATTATAGGACACAGATAGAATCTAATCCTAAAAAGAACTGGCCGTATGATTGGCCAAGCTCGTTATGGTATTGGGACACATTTGCTTTTTTTAATACTAACTACAATAAAGACTACGGTGTAAAAATAAAAGAAATTCATTCTAAGTGGAACTATATAAAAGGGTATAGACCTGAGATTGAATTAAAGAATAACGAAGAGCCAGTATTCTGGCATTACACAATACCAAATGACTTAGTAGATAGGAGCACTTATAATGACCCCGGTATACGAAATACAATCGGAGATTTTAAAATTATTAAATGAGTGGAAGGATTTTGTCTGGGGACTAGACATGTCCAAACTCATGACACGAAAAGGAAAGTTCTTTAGAGAAAATAGATCGTTGTATGCAACAAGCATTGAATGTTTAAACTCTATGGAACATGATACACATGATGGGTTTCCACCTGACTCACATGGCTATGACTTTAATCAAATAGCTACATGGGTTAAGAATGACCACATTAAAGATTTAAAACTAGCAAAAGTAATACAAGAAAAGAACCAATGGCTCGACAATAAGTTGGGAGCTATACTTGGTATAAGATTTTGTGCATTGAAGATGTGGTATCCAAAAGATGGTTATATTGCATGGCACAATAATTGGAACGTACCAGGCTATAATGTTCTATTCACTTATACAGAAACTGGTAATGGATTTTGGAGACATATTAATCCAGCTGGATCAAAAGGTAAGATTAATAAACCACTTGACAAACACTTAGTTCATATACCTGATGTACCAGGATGGCATATGAAGACAGGCTATTATGGTAAGAAGGATGAAGAAGAAAAGATTATGTGGCATAGTGCTTACGGTGGTGAGCCAAGAATGACTTTAGGGTATGTTGTATACAATGAAGCAATATGGAAAAATATGATAGAAGATATTGCTGGTAAAGAACTTGTATGGCCATTAGCACCATTTGATACATCCATGTTACCTAAAGGAGCTACGTATACCTAATGGCAAAGAATACTGCAGGTGTAGAATTACCAGAATATTTTATCCCTTGTCGTGGTACTTTTATGGATTATTATAGACAAGTAGTTAATTCCCGAGGTTGGAAAAAGTATCTTGTTACATCTTATGAAGATAAGTATCAAGGTTATGATAGTATATTTAAATTTAGAGCTGAGTTAAATAAACGTATACCTCTTGACTATGATGCTAAATTGAGAGAGCATATAGTTAGAAAATCTAATATTAAATACGTTAATCATGGTAGAGATGGTATGGTTGAAAAATACTTTCTTCAAGATCATCATACACTCCTTCATATAATTGTTAGCAAAAGAGTTGACACATTAACACTAATGCATAAAGATGCACAACCTGATAAACAAATAGATGAGTGGTTATCAATTAACAGAAAATATTATTATGAATAATATATTTGTTGTAAAGACAATACCAGAGAAAGCTACAGTCAAAGAAAAGTATAAAGATGCCCATGTGTGGGACATCTTCTGGCAATGTAAAAAATTCTATAAGAAGAAATTTAAGTTTATTTTGCTAACAAACTTTACTACTGTTAACCATCCTGATATAAAAATTATTGATATATCTAAATTTAAGTATGATGGTTGGTGGAATAAAATGCTATTGTTTCATCCTGATATAGATCAAGAAGGTACTAATTTATACTTTGATTTAGATACCACATTCCATAGAGACATATCAGATATTGATAAGTACATATCACCTGGTCTTCTAACATCTGTATTTTGTTATTGGAAGCCAATTGATTGGTTAGACCTAAGTGCTCAACCTAAAGAAGTACAAGACGATCCTGATATGAAATATCCATCTATGTTTAATTCATCTGTCATGTGTTGGCAAGGTCATACTTTAACAAGTATATGGGATGACTTTAAAGATGATGATCAACGATACCTATTAGCGTATAGAGGTAATGATGATTATCTAGGACATAAACAATTAGATAAGTTGAAAGCTCTCCCAAGAGGTATATGTTATTCACAATACTATGGAGCAGATGTTGGTTCTGAATTCTTTCCTAGAGATAAAAAGAGCAACATTAAAAGAGATAATTATTATATAAGGTTACTGAATGGTCCAGGAAAAGATTAACTTGATGACAATTAAATGGGGTGACAAGTTTTCAGCTGACTATCCTAATTTAATTCATAGAATGGCCGAACGTCATATGCCTTGTGAGTTTAATTCATATTGTATGACAGATAATCCTGCTGGGCTAGATAAAGATATTATTCCTGTAGAGACAACAGAGAAGTGGCTGTGGAATGATGTTCTAGGTAAATGTCAAGGTGATTTTTCAATTTTAGATAGTTTCCCACATGATCAATTTCTTACACGTCTTAATAATCCAGAACCAGCTTCTGAATTATTTCCAATTAATAATACAGAACTAAGAACACAGTGGTGGTTTTGGGATGCAGTTAAGATGTCCTTGTTTGCTCCTAAGTTATGTGGTATAGAAGGTAAGATATTATTCTCAGATTTAGATAATTTATTTTTAAATAAATTAGATAGAATAATACAGACACCACCACCTGCTATTATAAAAACAGATTGGAATGCTAACTATCATTTAGGAATGCATAGTCGTAATTATTTTCTTACTATGGGATTCAATGCCAGTTTAATTTATGTAGATAATAGATCCCCTGTAACAACAGAAATATGGGACCACTTTGTAAGATATTATGAACAAGCAAGAGGATCATTATATAGCAGTGACGCCTATTTGTGGAGATGCCATAGAGATAAAATAAACACATATCCTGAGAAGACAGTATACTCACACAGCAGGGGGTCAAAGTATCCAGATCAAACAAAAGCAAAGTTGAGACCTAATCATGAAGTATGTATTTTTATGGAGGACCATGAACCAGATCCTTTAGATATAAAAGAAGGTTGGGAGGCTGAATTATGCAAGCAGTATCTGTAAAGGTAGGTAAACTATATGGTGTTGAGTATGTCAACCAATTATACAAACAACTGTTGACGTTTCATAAAGATTGTATATACTATTGTATGACAGATGATCCAACAGGGCTACATAAAGACATACAGATAATAAAAATTACAGATAGCTTTAGAGAACGTAAGTGGTGGAATAAAATTAAATTATTTGAGCCTGGTCTTTTTACTAAGCCTACTATCTACTTAGATCTGGATTGTTATATACATACACCGTTAGATAAGTTTATAGAAACCTCACATCCAGATAAACTAAACATTCTTAAAACAAATTGGTTTAGTGATAGCATAGCAAGAAAAATACATCAGTGTAATGTCAACTCTTCTATAATGGTTATCAATGATCATAATTGTGAACCTATGTGGAAAGAGTGCCAGGACCATATAGATCGAATGTACAAGAGTTTCTATGGATTAGACCCATGGTTGTACAGGAGGCATATGAGTAGCATGCAATTCTTTCAACCTGGGTTAGCTTATTCATTTAAGCATGGATGTATGTTTCCAAACGATATAGATAAAAATAAATTAAGACAATTACCAGTATGCATATTTGATGATGCGCAAAATAGAAAAGAGGTGTTAGATGGATTATGGCAAAGTTCAGAAGCTATGGGTTAAAGGATTAGGCTACGTAGCTGACAACCACATATACAAATACAAAGATTATTCAGAAGCAGTATTTGATACTCAGATTGAAAGTAAGGAATGGCTTTGCCATGAATTAAAAAAAATAAAACCTGATGTCAAACATATATCAATATTAGCTAGTTGGTATGGATTAGTTGCTGTACCATTTTTATATGAAACCTTTGGTGAGATAGATATTGATCTATATGATGTAGATGAGTATACAACAGACATTGCAAAATATATATGGAATGAATATCCTAAAGTAAATGTACATACAAAAGATGTTGTATTTGATGATATTGATTATAAAGGTGAAGTAATTATTAATACATCTTGTGAGCATATGATGGATATGAAATACATCACAAAAAATTATGATGATAAACTATTTGTATTTCAAAGTAACGATAACAGTAATGTTAAATGGTTACATATTAATTGCGCTATGAACCAAGGAGAGTTGATAGAACAAGCAGGGTTAACAGATATTAAATATACTGGTTCAAAAACAATATATGAACATAAGAGAATAATGGTGATAGGAAAATGAAATTTGAAGTAAATGAAAAAGTATATGGATTTACTATGTTATTGTTTGGCCAACAGTTGTTCCTTCAAATGTTTGATAATCAAGGTAAGCTAGATGATTCTGAATTTGGTTTAATTAAACCTATAATAAAAGAATTGTATGAAGGCTTGACTGAAGAGCATAGAATAAAAGGATACGAAAGAGCATTAAAATTCAAAGGTTCAACCTGTCCTATACTAAAAGACTTTACAGATATATGGTATGTTATGTATTGTATAAGTAACTATAGAGTTGATTGGGTTGGTATAGATTCAAGTCAAGACAGACAGGAGCTGCATATTATGAAGTATGCACTAATAAATGTCGCTAAAAAATCTCATAAAAATTTTCCGGAGTTTAGATCAAGACACGTATAATCCTTTCTTATAAATATATATAATATATAAGAGGGAGTTTATCTATGTCTGCAAGAGCTGATATTATCATTGATCAAGGAACCACTTTCAGTACAGTAGTAACTGTGACTGAAGACACTGGTGGTGTAGTTAACTTAACAGGCTACTCAGCAAACGCAATGATAAGAAAACATCATACATCATCCACAATCACAAAAACATTTACAATTACAAATGGTGGCACTAATGGTCAGCTAACCTTAGCTTTAGATGCAGCTAACACAGCTGCCATGGATTCTGGTAGATATGTATATGATGTAAAGGTAACATCAGGTGGCTCTGTTGTATCAAGAGTCGTAGAAGGTCTAGTAACAGTTAATCCAAATGTAACGAGGTAGCAATGGCAATAACAACTAACAATGCTATACTAACAAATCAAACTAGGCTTGCTGTAAGAATAGCTCAGACAGGAGCTGGAGGTGTACAACCTAGATTAGATGGTATGGATGATGTTAAAGAAGTTAGCAGAGCAAACAATAACATATTAGTATACAATGCTGATAGAGATCAGTATTTGTTACAAGAGCCTAAAGCTGATGGAGGAACATTTTGAACACAGCTAATGTTTCAGGATCCATACCAGCTACAACAAGTATTAGTTCTAAAGTACTAACCCGTAAAGCTGAAGTTGTAGAAGACATGGAAGATATAAATTTAACTGGAAATGAAAACACTTTTGTATTGAGATATAATAAATAAGATGATACATATAGATCAACTGAAAGAAATTTAGAAGGAGGTACATTTTAATGGCTGGTACAATTCAGATCAAAAGATCAGCAAACACTGCTACACCAACAACACTAGAGTTTGGAGAGCTAGCTTGGTCCTCTAATAGTCAAACTATAAGTATAGGTAGAGAAGATAGTAATACATCCAATGTAATATCCATTGGTGGAATAAGAGTACCTGGAACATTAACAGCAAACCAATCACTTGTTGCAAATGCTACTTCAGAAATAAATGAAGTGAAAGCATCTAATGTATACTTTGGAACAATTAAGGCTTCTGTAAATACTGAAGCAAATATTACAATGACAAGCACATCAACTGCCAATCTATATAATGTTAATTTTAGAGGTTCTCTAAAAGACAGCAGTGGTAATAAACTAGAAATATATAATTCTAGTGGCACAAAGATTTGGGGATAAGATATGGCTGCGCCAAACAGTAAAGCAACACTAAAGGAATATTGTCTAAGAAGATTAGGCAAGCCTGTTATAGAAATTAATATTGATGATGATCAAATGGATGATCGTATAGATGAAGCACTAATGTTTTATCAAGACTATCATTTTGATGGAACACAGGATATGTGGTTAAAGCATGTAGTAACAGATACTGATAAAACAAATGAGTATATAACAGTATCTAATGACTACATAGGTATTGTTGACATATTTGATATAGGTGATTCAACAAGTACTAATAATTTATTTAATGTTAGATATCAAATAGCATTAAATGATATGTATGATCTATCAAGAATGGATCTTGTACCGTACTTTATGAATATGATGAACCTTAGACATATTGAAGAGATGCTTGTTGGTAAACAACCTATTAGATATAACAGACATGTAAATAAACTATACATTGATATGGATTGGGGCAAGGTAACAGCAGGACAATATATTATTGCTAAAGGTTATATGAAAGTAAACCCTGACACATATACAGATTTGTATAATGACAGATGGTTACAAAGATATGTAACAGCATTATTTCAAATACAGTGGGGCAAGAACCTAACTAAATTTGTTGGCATGCAATTACCAGGTGGAGTACAATTTAATGGAGACCAAATTCTACAACAAGGATTGGATGAAAGAATTAAACTAGAAGAAGAAATGATATCTAGTTATTCCTTACCAGTTCATGACATGACAGGATAATTAAATGGCTAGAGGTACTAATCTGTTCTTCAATAATTTTGCTAGTTCGGATGAGCAAAATTTAATCAACGACCTAGTCTATGAATCAATAAAGATTTATGGCATTGATGTTGGTTACATGGCATACACAGAAGATGGTACTGATGATATACTTAATGAGAACAATAAGAAATATTATAGTAAATATTCTCAATGTGAAATGTACATTAAAAATGTAGATGGCTTTGAAGGAGAGGGTGACTTCTTAGGTAAATTTGGTCTTGAAATTAGAGACAGAATTACTTTTTCTGTTGCTCGTAAAGCATTTGGAGAATCTATTGAAGCTGATCAAGGTCTTACTAGACCAAGAGAAGGTGACTTGGTTTATCTTCCATTAAACAAAAAAATATATTCAGTTAAATTTGTAGAGCATGAACCAACATTCTATCAAATGGGGTCATTACAGTTCTACGATATTGTTTGTGAGTTATTTGAGTATAGTGGTGAAAGAATTAATACAGGCTTTGCTGAAGTGGATGTTATTGAAACTAGCTTTAGTACTGACGTATATGTTGATGTACAATTAACTGAAGAAGATGGTTTAACACCATTGTATACACAAGAAGGTGTACGACTAATGACTGAGGATGAAGATAGAAGTGATGCTAGTACAGAAGCAACATTAGATTATGATACAGTAAGTAACTCAGATAATATACAAATTGAAACAGATGCGGATGCAATATTAGACTTTAGTGATGGTGATCCGTTCAGTGAAGGTGGGACCTTTTAATGTTAGGACATACTTTTTATCATCAACATTTACGTAAGTATGTAATTGTTTTTGGAACATTATTCAACGACATTATTATACAAAGAAAAGACAATGCTGGTAACGTCGTACAAGATATAAAAGTTCCATTGGCTTATGCACCAAGAGAAAAAGCATTAGCTAGAATAGATGCTGATCCAGATCTTTCAAGAAAAGTTGGTATGGTATTACCACGTATGTCTTTTGAAATGACATCTATTAACTATGCTCCAGAAAGAAAATTAAATAAAATTCATAGAAATGTATCTGCTTTTGCAGATGATAAAT